TTATATCCGAGTCTTCCACGTATATAACAAATCGAGGGCCTGACGCGGGCTGATGGCGTCCGGGTCGAGCCGCCCTAGCTCGTCGATCACGGGGTGTGGCAGGGCCGCGAACAGATCGGCCTGTTGAGGTGCGACCGATTGTCCCGGCCCGCCCTGGGGAGCGTCATGCGGCAGGCTGGTGATCTCCAGGCGCGCCAGGTGCTCGCGTGCGCGGGCGATCACCGGCCCCGGAACGCCGGCTAGCTGTGCCACCGCCAGGCCGTAGCTCTGGCTCGCGGGGCCGGGCAGCACGTGATGCAGGAACACGATGCGCTCGTTGTGCTCGGTGGCAGACAGGTGAACGTTCGCCACCACCGGCTGGCTTTCCGGCAGTACGGTCAGCTCGAAGTAGTGCGTGGCAAACAGGGTGAAGGCGCGGAGCCCGGCCAGGTGTTCGGCCGCCGCCCAGGCCAGCGAGAGGCCATCGAAGGTGCTGGTGCCACGGCCTACCTCGTCCATCAGCACCAGGCTGCGGTCGGTGGCGTTGTGCAGGATGTTCGCCGTTTCGCTCATCTCGACCATGAAGGTCGAGCGCCCTCCGGCCAGATCGTCGGACGAACCGATGCGCGTGAAAATGCGATCGACCAGCGACAGCTCGCAGGCGGCTGCCGGAACGAAGCTGCCGATCTGTGCGAGCAGTACGATCAGCGCGGTCTGCCGCATATATGTGGATTTACCGCCCATATTCGGACCGGTGATGACGAGCATGCGCCGGCCATCGTCGAGCGCCAGGTCGTTGGCCACGAAGGGGGTTTCCAGCACCTGCTCGACCACCGGGTGGCGGCCCTGAACGATTTTCAGGCACGGTTCTTCGACGAAGCGCGGCCGATTCAGATCCAGCGTCAGCGCCCGCTCGGCCAGGTTGCTCAACACATCCAGTTCGGCCAGCGCGGCGGCGCTTTCCTGCAGCGGCGCAAGGACTTCGATCAGCTGTTCCAGCAGCGCTTCGTACAGTGCCTTTTCCCGCGCCAGCGCTCGGCTCTTGGCGGACAGGGCCTTGTCTTCGAACTCCTTGAGTTCCGGGGTGATGAATCGCTCGGCGCCCTTGAGCGTCTGTCGACGGATATAGTCGGCCGGCGCCGATTCGGCCTGCTTGCTGGGCAGCTCGATAAAGTACCCGTGCACGCGGTTGTAGCCCACCTTCAGGTTGGCCAGGCCGGTACGCTCGCGCTCGCGCACTTCGAGGTCCATCAGGTATTGCCCGGCGTTCTCGCTGATCGACAACAGCTCATCCAGCTCGGCGTCGTAGCCGGTTTTCAGCACGCCGCCGTCACGAATGACCGCCGGCGGGTTGTCGACGATTGCGCGGGCCAGGAGATCCGCCAGTTCCGGGTAGGTGCGGATGCTCGCGGCCAACGCGCTGAGATGCGGCGCGACCAGGTCCTGCATGGCCTGCTGCAGTTGCGGCAGCGCCGCCAGCGCATCGCGCAGGCGTGCCAGGTCGCGCGGGCGGGCGTTGCGCAGGCCGATGCGGGCGAGAATCCGCTCCAGGTCGCCGATGTCCTTGAGCTGCGGCTGGATCTGCTCGAACCGGTAGTGCTCGAGCAGGCAGGTGATTGAGTCCTGACGCGCTTCCAGCATGGCGCGGTCGCGCAGCGGGCGATGCAGCCAGCGGGTCAGCAGGCGCGAGCCCATGGCAGTCTGACAGCGGTCGACGACCGACTGCAGCGTGTTATCGCGGCCGCCGGAGAGGTTGATGTCCAGCTCGAGGTTGCGCCGGCTGGCTCCATCGAGGATCACCGTCTCGTCGAGCCGCTCATGACGCAGGCTGCGCAGGTGCGGCAGGGCCGTGCGCTGGGTCTCCTTGGCGTAGCTCAGCAGGCAGCCCGCGGCGCCGATCGCTAGGGTCAGCTTTTCGCAGCCGAAGCCTTTGAGGTCCTGAGTGCCGAACTGCTGGCAGAGGCTTTTGAATGCGGAGTCGCGGTCGAAATCCCAAGGCGCACGACGGCGGACGCCGCGTCGCTTTTCGACCGGCAAGCCCTGCGGCCAGTCGTCGGGAATCAGTAGTTCCGCGGGGCTCAGGCGCTCGAGCTCGGCGAGCAGGTTCTCCCAGCCGCCAAGCTCCTGCACGCTGAAGCGGCCGCTGGCGATGTCGAGTACCGACAGGCCAAACAGTCGCTCGTCGCCCAGCACCGCTGCCAGCAGGTTGTCCCGGCGCTCGTCGAGCAGGGCTTCATCGCTCACCGTGCCCGGCGTGATGATGCGCACGACCTGGCGCTCGACCGGTCCCTTGCTGGTCGCCGGATCGCCGATCTGCTCGCAGATCACCACCGATTCGCCGAGCTTGACCAAGCGGGCCAGGTAGCCCTCGGCCGAATGAAAGGGTATGCCGGCCATCGGGATCGACTTGCCGGCCGACTGCCCGCGCGCCGTCAGGGTGATGTCCAAGAGCTTGGCGGCTTTTTGCGCGTCCTCGTAGAACAGCTCGTAGAAGTCACCCATGCGGTAGAACATCAGCTGATCGGGATGCTCGCGCTTGAGCTTCCAGTACTGCTGCATCATCGGAGTGTGGCTAGAAAGCCCGTCTTTAGTGGCCTCTGCGGCTTTCTGTCTAATACTCATCGATCCTGTCTAATACTTCAGCCGATCCTGGACGGCATTGTCGGCGCCTGGGCGATCTTGGGCAACCGGCCGCGCAGGTACCTGGCGGTCATCCTGGCGTCCGTGTGGCCCCCGAGTGTCTGCGCGTTTTTGCCCTCCCGATCGGCATCGGTGAGCGACTTCGCGCGTATGTCGTGGATCTTCACGTCATGGATGCCAGTCTTCTCGCGCAGCGCCTGGAACGCTTCCTTGACTGTCTCATAGCTGACCGGCTTCCCGGTGCGCGAGCAGAACAGGGTCAAAGTGCGAACCTTGCGCGGCAGCGCCTTGGCTCGATCGATTACGGCCTGCAGGTCTGGCGTCATGGCGACGATCAGCTTGGCGCCTGTCTTCTCCTGCACGAACGACACACCCTCTTCGCTGATGTCTGCCAGGCGGATTGCGATCACGTCCCCGATGCGCTGGCCGGTCAGGTAGCACATTTCGAGGATCGATCGAATGTAGGGGCTCGCCGCGTTTAGAAGTGCTGAGAACTCAGCATCAGTGATGTACCGGTCCCGCCGTCCCTCTGCGTGTCTGGTGATCCCGATGCAGGGATTTGAGTCGACCTCTTGCCACTCGAGCGCGTAGCCGAACACGATACGCAGGAACGACAGGATGCGGTTGCACATGTTTGGCGTGTCGGCCAGATCCATCTTCACCGCGGCGACATGCTTTGGCATCACCTGATTCGGCTCGAACTCGGCGAAGATCGTCTTCAGCTTCTCGGCCGCCGCCTCGTACTGCTTGGCGGTGTTCTCGCTGATCTTCTTGCGGTGATGGGCGAGTGCTCGATCAATCAGCCCTGGCATGCCGCCCTGCTTCCCTGCAGCGATGCGCTTGGCGTAGATCAGCAGAGCCTCCTGCAGATCCGCGCTCAGTCGCTCCCATTTCCCATTGCGAACCAGGTAGTACGCTCCGTGCTTCTGGTACATGCACGCCGGCAGATGCCGGTCCTTCTTCCTCGGGCGCATGCTCGTGTCCTTAGCCGGTCAGCCTAAGCTGCGGCTCCTTTTTGGATGATTTGACGGCTCCAAGACGCGACAATACAACGTCGCGCAGAACCTTGGGATGGCCGTCGCCGCCTACTACGAACCCGAACCGCTCAGCCGTCAGCCAGGCAATCTGCTTGCTGGGCTTCTGGTAGCCGGTCAGGTCCGCCACTTCCTGCGCAGTCATGAACATCCCTCACCCCCTCACCGTTACGCCGGCTGCCTCATCGGCGGCGCGATCAAGATACTCAGTGGCCGCCTCTATGTGCGGCTTCAGCCTCCTAAGCTCGCTGCAAATTTCCTCGTCTCCATTAGCCAGCATTGAGTAGCCGTCGTCGTCCGCCATGTTGACGAGAACAAAAAGCTCCCGCATAAGCTCGCGCAGCTCTTCCATACTGTTCATTTCTCAGCCCCTCTCTATGAAATGCACCGGTTGAACGCACATGATGCCGTCGCGCAACTCCCAGCCAATCGAGCCCTTTACCACTTCGCGACATTGCAGAGTGGCGTCAGTTTCTGGTTCTAGTCGGCGCATGATGCTGTCCGCCACTTGCAGCGTGACGCTGCACGTATAAATGATGATGAAGGTCCAGAACAGGTAGGACGACATCTGCACAAGGTGGTAATGCTTCTTCCGGTCTGTCGATTCGAAGCTCTTCATGATTTCACCTTGGCGCCAGAAGCTTTGACCGCCTCGCGGTACTTATCGAGCATTTGATTCGCCGCTCCTCTGGCAAATGAACCACCACGCCTCGAACTCTGCTATCGCCTTGTCTGTGTGCATGTCTATCTCCTAGTGCCTGACCAGCGTGAGGACGTTTCCGCTCTCTACGATGTTGATTCGGCTCGCTTCAAATGAAGGCGACTGCAGCACGCGATGGATCAGGTCTGGCAAAGCCTCTATCAGCTCGCGCCGCATCGCGTTGTAGTCGATGCAGTGAAGGGTGCTGAGGATGCTGTATGCCTCCTTGTCCGGCTTGATCCCTAGCATGTCGATGATTCGATCCATGGTGCAGATGCTGAAGTGCTTATCGCTCAGCATCTTCTGCAGCGCGGCCTCAGCGGCCATAAGCTGTAGCTGGCTCATGTCTATCTCCTGCTGCGTGAGGGGTTAGGCGGCTTCGGGCTTTCCTTCGCCGCAATGAGAACACCAGTACGTGCCGCAACCTGGCACTTCTGGATCCTCTTGGAAGTTGTCGGGCCATTGATCGCGCGGCAAGGTAACGCTCTGCCCAATGGCGGCGCCCGGGATCTTGTAGAAGCAGGTGTGCGGCGCCGGGCCGTAATCTGGAAAGCACGAATTGCCATCTGGATCCGTGCACATTTCGCAGGCCATACGAAATCCTCCCCGCCGACTCTCGCCGGCAGGCTGTGTGTTTGGGTGGGGTTAGGGGGTTAGGCGCGACGGATCAGGGTGCCTTGGCTTCGCGATCCAGATAAACCGCCAGCCACTTGAGCTTGCACGGACGACACACAATGCCGCTTGTGCAGCCGTATGGCTGGTCGAATACCAAGACGCCGCGGATATGCGCCGGCCCAACGTCGCGGTCGCCGCTGTTTACCTGAACGCGGATCTCGCCGTCTTCCGGAGCGCACTCCGATCTGCAGACATCACAGCAGCAGACGGTTATGGTTTTCGTTGTGATGCCCATTCACGCCTCCTTCGCAGCCATGGCGGCGCTGATACGCTCAATGGTCACCCGCCAATCGCCAATGCAGCCGCCGTCTAGCGTCACGCCTTCCTGATCTATGACGCCTCGCTTGGCGTTCATGCGGTGCGCCGACGAGATCAGGATCAGCGATGCCGCAGTGACAATCCCGCCTTCGCGCTCATCGCAGCCAAGCGCCTCCATTGCTCGCTCAACGTGTCTGAACTTGTTCGCCTGCTCCCGCAGCCTATCCCGCTCGGCCTCCAGCATCGCAATGCCTTCGGACAGGCACTCGTCGAGCTTCTTGTCGTCTGCGCGATCCTTCCACTGCTGGGCGAAGTGCCTGGTAGTGGTCTGGATCAGCGCCGATTCCAGCCTATCCCGCTCGGCGGTCACGGCTGAGAGGGCGGCGCTGAGCTTGCCGAAGTCAATCCGCAGGGTGAAGGCATAGCCAGCCAGGGTGTCGCCGATTGGTCCTAGATATCGCTCCAGCTTTACCGTGCTGACTTGGCGCTGTGTTTCGCAGATCGTGTGCAGCGTGCGAAGCGGTGCGCGCCGGGCCAGTTCAGCTAGCGTGTTCATCAGGCGCGCATTGCTTACCTCTTCCGCCTCTGCGGGCTGGGCTAGCAGCTCGTCGATTTCTTTAAGCCGGTCCTGCGCATCCTGGCAGTAGGCCGGGTCAGCGCCACGCAGGCCGAGCCAGATCACCTTTTGGCAGGCATCCAAATCTCGATGCAGCCGTTTCAACCACTCCCGATCAACCAATACCTTGCTCATTCCACTGCCTCCAATGCCGTTACCGGGTAAATCTGCACGCTGTTGCGATGCGCGCTGCTCTCGACTGCGTAGCCTTCCTTGGTCTGCTCGGTCGAGTACCAGCCAACCACGCGGCCAACCCACTCGCTGCCGGTTGACTTCTTCACGAGGTCGCCCATGCGGAACTTGCCTAGAGGGGCGGTCTGCGCGACGGTGGCGGCGTAGAGCGGAACTGTGCAGTAGTCGGTTGCACTCCAGTCGCAGCAAGGCGACTCGCTCCGCTCTGCCAACTCTTTGGCGTTGGCGAACATGACAGGCTGCTGCTCGGTCTGCGCGGGGCGGGTGGCCGCAAATTCGAGCGCCGCCGTCCATATCTCACGCGGCATTATCGGGTCGTCCCATCCTCGGGCCTCGCGCCAAGCATCGAACGCCTCCCGCTCATCCTGCGCCGTGTCTTGCTCTACTGCCGCCTGCCCATCCCTGAACCCCTGCGCTGCGGCTGTGGCCATGTCGACGGCGGTGTAGGTGTCGGTGGGCTCGGGCTGCTGGGATAGGGCGGCAACAGCCATTGCCTTCGCAGCAGACAGGCGATAATCGTTTTCAGTGCTGCAATGGTACATGGGGAGGTTAGCGATGCGGCTCAGCACCTCGCGCAGGCGATCCACCTCAGCCTTCGCAGCCCCCAGCTCAGCGCCGATACGCCCGGCGGCCTTCAGTGTGTCGTTCATACCTTGCTCCAGATTCTCGAGTCGTTCAGTTCAGCCTGTAAACAGGTCGCCTTGGCTGGCTTGGGCAACTTGCACTGGCGCGGCCTCTGGCTCTCGTGGCGTCGGGCTGTCAATGTGTCCTGCCATAAACAGGCACTTCTCTTCGATACCGTGCTCCCTTTGTGTCGCTGGGTGAACGATGGTCAGGACGCCGCCGAATCCTTGAGCAATCAGGGCGTGCTCAGCTGCGATCTTGGCCACCTGGTCGTAAGCTTCTTCGCGGGTCATGTTGGTTGCTCCACAATCGTCGCCAGCGGCAGCCCGCTCATTGCCAGTGGCTCGTCGTAGCAGACGCCCAACATCTCGGGCCATTTGCGCGGCTCGCCGGGTTTGATGACGCCCTGGTCGTGTGCGCGATCCCATGACAGGCGATGCCGGATGACCTGATACAAGTCCCACGCAACGCCATCCTCTCGGCGCTTCGTCGCCTCTGGCATCAGCGTATTGGCGAGGCGCTTGATCTCATGCTGGGTCGTGTGTCTGCGCTCGTAGTCGCGCGTGTCGTAGTAGCCCGGTAGCCGCTCAATGGCGTGGTCGATCTGGCCGATCTTGATCCGCGCCAGCAGCTCGCAGGCCTCTTGCAGCTCAGCGGCCTGGCGCTCGGTTACGGTGATGGTGTAGGTGCGCATGGCGCCTCCTTGGGCGGCTCCGGTGGGCGGCAGCGGAAGCAGTCACAGATGCCAATTCGCTGGCCAGAGGTGCGGCAGTAGGTCGGGGCGTTCACAACTTCTCGCGCAGCCCCTCGTCGGTGATGATGCGGCGCACCGATCGGGAGTCGATGCCGATCCGCTCGCTTATCTGCACGCTGTTGAGCCCCTGTCTGAGCAGCGGCAGGATCGAGTCGACGTTGCGCTGCCGCTGTTCGCGGTGCTTGTCGGTGTTTCCGGAGCGTTTCTTCATGGCGCTGTTCTTGACGCCGCGGCGCCGGCTGGCATCCTCGGCCGCACGGTTGCCCTGGTTGTTGTTCCAGGTGCGCTCAGGCATCGGGCGGTACTGGAAGCCATCTATGATTTGGATGCGCCCGCCTGCATTGAGGAACGCATCAGTGGCCGCGTTGATTCGCGCGCGCAGAGCCTCGCCCTGCGCTATGGCATGGTTGTCTATGAGCATGGGTGTGTACCGGGGAGGAGGGCGCGCTGGGCGCCCGGGTTACGCGATGCGAAGGGTAGGCCGTGTCTCGACGTGAGCGCCTGGCACTTCCTGTCCGTTCTTGATGGCGGCGGCGATGGCCGTCTTGTCAACGCTGCGCGTCCAGCGGACGAACTCGCTGTCATCCGGGATCAGCTTTTCGTCGTCGATCACTACAGACGGGCGACCCTTGCCCAGCTTCGCGGTGAACGTGCCGTCGATGGCCTTGATCTCGTTGATGCCGCAGCGCTCCATGTTTGTCTTCAGGTATTCGCGGAACCACGCCTCGCGCGCCTCCAGCGTCTTGCGCTTGGCTGCCACGCGCTTCTCGTGCGCCTTCAGTGCCTCGATCTCAGCGGACAGGTTGAGCGCGTAGGCGGCGACGGCCTGGCCCTTCTGCACAAGCCCGCCTTGCAGCGCCTCCAGGGTGTCGCGCACGACTTCTTCCGGCAGCTCGGGGTCATCCAGCACTTCAAGCGCTTGCTGGTACTCGTCGGCAAGCTGGTAGAGCTTCATGGTCATGTCAATGCTCCATGAGAAAGGGCGCCGAAGCGCCCTAAGTCGTTGATTTAGAACGGGATATCATCATCGTAAGCGTCTGGCGGCAACTGCTCTTGCGTTGGCTGCTGCGGTCGCTGTTGGCGCTGCTGCTGGCGAGGCGCTTGTTGCTGGTTGCCACTGCCTTCTCCGCGCCCTCCTAGCAGAAGCATCGTCCCGTTCATGTCCACGACAATCTCAGTGGTGTAGCGCTTGACGCCATCCTTCTCCCACTCACGAGTCTGCAGGCGACCTTCGATGTAGCACTGCGAACCCTTGCGCAGGTACTCGCCTGCGATCTCGGCGACCTTGCCGAACAGCACCACACGGTGCCATTCGGTGCGTTCCTGGAGCTGGCCGGTCTGCTTGTCCTTCCAGCTGTCGGTGGTTGCAAGCGTGATGTTGGTCACCGCATTGCCATTGGGCATGTAGCGGGTTTCCGGGTCGCCGCCGACATTGCCGACGAGGATTGTTTTGTTGACGCTGCGGCTCATGCTGTTTGCTCCATGGGGGTAAGTTCAGTTTTGCGAAGGTCTTTGGCTTTTCCGACCGCGTCCATAAGGCCTGGGTAGCCTCTGGCGATGGCCTTTGCGGCATTGAAGGCCGAGTGCAAGGCCTGCAGGTCCGGCGCCGCCGCTATGTCGGCAAGCGCGTCGATCAGCATCTCTCTGGCGCGCTGCTCGGGATTGGCGCCGCCGTTGAGCCATTCGAGCAGGCGCTCGCCAGTCTCGGGCGTGATCAGTTCCGGCTGAGTGAACAGCTTCGTGCGGTCCTTGCTGGCTACGGCCATGTTCCCGTCGTGCACCAAGTCAAGAACTACAGTGAACTCGTAGTCTGTTCCGTCCCGCTGCTCGGACTTCATGCCAAGCTTGACGACCTTCTTGCCTTCGCCTTGCACTGTCTCTGTCTTGCTTCGCATGGTGCAGATGATGTGCAGCGGACTGGTCAGGATCTTGTCGGTCAGCGCACGGTGGCGCGGAGTCGTCTCGTTCCAAGCCGACCAGGTGTTGCCCTTGTACTTGGCCTTGGCAATCTGGTCGTTGATCTCAAGGCAGCCGCCCGGCCCGGTCCACTCGTGCGAATAGCTGTCGATGATCAGCACCGAATAACCCGCTTGCTCGGCGGCCGTGATCGCCTCGATGTATCGCTCTGGCGAGTAAGGCGCGTGCAGTTCGAGCACATCGAACTCCGCAACGTCGGCGTACAGCGAAGCGCTGCCGTGCTCGGTGTCGATGACGGCGATCTTGCCGCCCAAGCCCGTGGCCATCTGGAGTGCTGAGTAGGTTTTGCCGGAGCCGGACGGGCCCGCAAGTGCGAGCCGTAGCCGTGCCTGCTTGCGTTCTGCCTTCTTGAACATGATTGTTACCTCGGTTGGTTATCCCATTGCCGCTCTATGCGTGCGGCCTCGTCTTCGTACTGCTTGCGCTGCTCGCCCTGGAATCGCTCGGGGTCAAACGATCCGAGCGTCATCCAGTCGAGTTGAGCCGCAACAGCAGGCGTAACCTGCACTGTGGTTGGTTGCATGGCTTGTCCTACTGCTGAGCCGGGGCGGTCAGCTTGGCAATGATTGCGTCGGTCACTTGCTCTTCAATCAGTTCGCGAAGGGCTGCGGAGTCGTAGCCCTCAATGATCTCGGCGACGCGCTGGCGAATGAGTGGGGCGGCTTCATCGATTGAAGCCTGCAGGTGCGTCCAGCCCTTCGACGCCTCTCTTTGCCATGCGTCTGGAGCCCGAAACACGGTGTGTTCGGATATTTTGGCAATGACCGCGACCGCCTTTTCTTTAACCGTTTCAGCCATCTTTCCGTCGAATACGGCGTCAACCTCGGCATGAATCATGTGGTATGCCGCGTTACTGAGGATGCGCTCGAAGTCAGCTTGCGACTTGGATCGAGCCACTTCGCGGAACTCGGCGATTGCGATCTGGCGCTTGTCCTCATCAGTGAGGTAATCGTCGAGGTTCAAGCTGATGGTGTTTTCCGTAGACATGAGTTCTCCTTGGCCGCGTCTCGCGCAGCCTGTCAGTAGGTTGGTTTACCCGAAGAAGTGAAAGATCGCCGCCTCGCCAGCCAGGCCGATCAGCAGCACGCCAGCCAGAACGCCGAACCCGGTAAGGGTCCACCAAGCAGCTGCGAAGCTGTGGCCTGATGGGGTGTCGTCGTGCGGGCCGGTGTCGTAGGGGAGGGGGAGGGTGCGGTTCATGGAAGCACCTCATCGCCTTTCAGGTGGCTGGCAAACACGGTTGCCTCGCCGTTCGTTTCCCAGAACTTCCCGGAGCCATCGGTTAGCTCGAACCATAGGCCCGGGTTCATCCGGCCGGTTGCGCGGCGCTGGCGGACGAACATTCCAAACTTGTTCGGGTTCGTGTCGCCCGCCCACAGATTGCACATCAGATCGCCGAACTTAGGCTTGCGCCCCGCATTGATGCGCGCGGCAAGATCATTCATTGCCTTCCTGCGTTGCTCAAGACTCATCCCGTCACCTTCCCTGCCAGTCCGCTAATCACAGCCAGCAGCGAGAACACTGCCAGGCCGTAGCCGTAGAATTTCCAGAACCAGATGCGCTTGGCGCGTTGATACGAGCTCGCCATCACACACCCCCCAATAGCGCCACGTAGGCGAGAGTTCCGATAAGCGATCCGGCTACGGTGATGCCTAGGGCGCCGGCCAGCTCCTTGAGTACGTAGGCGTTCATGCTGCGCGCTCCTGCTTGATCTGCTCGGCCTTGCTGCGCAACTGCGCCGCGTGGTGTTCGATGAATGCCGCTTGCTTCTTGTCGATGCTCCAGACGATCTCGTTCAGGGCTTCGTCTAGCCATTCGTTCGAGTAGCCGATGCGGCTGCGCAGGGCGTCCCACTTGCCGGAGCAGATGGACAGGATCAGCGCCTTGGCCAGAGCAGCCGGCACCTCTAGCTTGTCCTCGCAGAACTCGGCGTACGCCTGCATGGTGGGTTCGTGGAGGCTGTCGAGCGCGGCCAGCACCTGCTCTGCCTCGGAAACGCTGTCATCCGGGCACGGCTGTTCGCGGCGCCCTATGGGTCCGTAGTGCTTCATGGTGGATACCTCGGTTGCCCGGATGGGCGATGGAAGTGGTGATGCAGTGGCCGTTGCTATCCGGCTGCCGGCTTGGAACTGGAGCCATCCGGCGGCTCATTTCAGGGCATCACTGCCACTGGCCAGTTGTACCTAGTACACCGCGCAGAAGCCTGCGCAACACTGCATCGGGGAGTGATCTGGCCGGGATTCGAACCCGTAAGACTTACGTCGATTTCGGCAGCGCTACCTAGTCGACCGCCCAGCACCCACTGGCGCCCCTGTCCCAAACGAGGCAAACACCAGATCACTCTCCGATGCAGGCTCGTTACGTGAGCCATTCGGCCGTCTCAACGGGGTGTAGTGGAGTCCCGCCAACGGCTGCCGGTGTTTTTCAGCAATCGGGGCACTGGCCGGCTTATCCCCGTCGCGGATATCCCGAAGGTCCGCCGCGCGCGGATGTGATTCATGGCGCTACCAGCACCGCGCGCCGTACGGTTATCGCAGACCTGGGGGTCTGGCCTGGCTGGTTCAGGCGGGGGGTTATTCGTCAGGGCGAATCGCGATGATTTCTGCGCCGACCAGCATGTCTTTCAGCCAGTATCCGCCCTGATCTTCATCGTCCTCGCACTGCAGAGTGTCTTCCGGATCTGCCAGTGACTTCATGACCAGATAAGTAGCCCCGTAGCGGTTCTCAGGAAGCTCCTCATAGACGTTCGATACGGCGCAGTCGATTACTGTAAGCCCTGTGCAGTTGCCGCCGACTTCTGTTTCAACGGTCTTGCGGTACTCCCACATGCCAAAGGTGAGGCGGACCGTTTGTTTCGCCATCCGGCCGCTATTGGTCATGTTCGGGTCGTAATTCATCACGTTCATCACTTCTCTCCTTTCCAATTCCTTCTCCACCAATCCCACATGTACAGCGCTGCGAGGATGGCGCAGAGGATCAGGACTTCGGGGCCGGTTAGCATGGCCTGTCCTCCTATGTGCTGATGGGTGACAGTGGGGCGGTTAGGCCTGGCAATCGGTGCAGCCGTCACCAGGTCCGCATGAGCAGGCCTCTAGTGCTGGAGTTGTAAACTCCTGGCTTACAACTGAAGCGCCTTCAGTTCCTGCCCATTGCTTGGCCCTTACCTCGGCAGCAAACAGCTCTAGCGTTGTAATCGCACTGTTATATCCACGCTCCCATTCGACTGGCTTGCTGCGTCTGGCGGCCTTTAAGCGCTGTATGCACTCAACAATAGTCATGTCCGCCATGTCCCTGGAGGCCTTCCGCCGCTTGGAGTTTGCCGCCTTGCTCTTCTGTGGCGGCAGGTTGCGCAAACACTCCGGTACGTACTTCATGAATTCACCCTCGCAGCTCCAGCCTTGAATGCCATCCACATATCGGGGTAAGAAAGCGCAATCCCTGATGCGAATTCAGAGACGCAGTAATCGCCGACGCCAGCGGCCCATGTCACGCCCTTAGGGACCGGCCAGCGAGACTCGAACTCTTGGCGCAAGAGTATTTCTTCGGCTGCAAGATCCACGGGGCTTGTCCCGCTCTGCCCCTGTTGCGGGGCTCCATATGCCATCTGAAACGACCCTCCCGGCACGATGGGCTTGCCACCTGCGGGGTCGCCGTCGATCCAGTCCGTTATCGGGTTGCCGTATCGGTCGAGTGTTCGATAGGCGACGACCTGGCCCGGCTGCTGATTGCGCAGCTGCTCAATCTCGTTGCTCATCTCTCTCTCCATTCTGTTAATCCCCGCTGCAGCCTGTCGCCAAGCTGCGGGGGTGGGGTGTTGTGTCTTTGGCGGCGTATTCCCAGGCGTTGTGTGCCAAGGTGCTGATTCGCATGTATTCGCTCTGCGTGATGACGCCGACTACTGCCAGCGCACTGATGAAGCCAAGGCATCGTGGGCCTAGCACACCAACACCATCGCGGTCGTCGCAGTTGCGCAAGTCGGTGAGCTGCCGGCCGATCTGGCGCCGGGCAAAGCCTACATCGTGATCGCTGATTTCCATCTCTATCCCCTCCTGTTAAGCCGCCAACTGCGCCTCTTCCATCCGCTGCGCTCTCGCTACAACCTGAGAGCGGGGAGCCTTTGGCCGGCGAATCGGGCGAACCTGCGTGTTGTGCTCGCCGCCTACCCTGGTGGTCATCGGCGACGGCGTTTGATAGTGTTTTGGCGTCACAAGGAGGTGCTTATGGATGCCAAAAGCCTCGACCTGCTGCGCCAACTGAAAGCCTCTATGACCGAGGAGAGGCGAAACAGGGATTGGCCAGAGAAGACCTGCCGTTTCTGCAAGCTTCCGTTCCGCTATCACGTCAGCTGGGTGCCGGCCCCGATCATGTGCAAGGGGTGCCGAACCGAGCGGAAGACGCCTTACAGGCCGGGCGAGGGTGATACGCTCTATCTCGAAACCCATGTATTCAGCGGTGGAGGCCCTGGGACGGGGCGTCGTAAATGAGCAAGGATCGCTTCAACGAAACACCCGCAGAGCTCATTGACCGACTGAAGCGAGGCCGAGAGAAGCTGAGAATCAGGCTTGATCAGATGCCTCCAGGGCGAGGTGCTGGCCTATATCTCGAGTTGATGGAGCTGGATCGGCGTATCAAGCGCGAGGAAATGCACTCCGTTTCGGGCTACCGAACTCCGCGTCGGCCTGTCGCGGGTGGAGCGCCTGGCTCAAAGCGCCGCAAGTAAGCTCTCCAAGTCACCCTGAATCGCAAGGAAACTTGGAGAACATCCGGCCCGTCTGTGCGGGCCGCTGTCCTATTCGCGCTCACCTACTGGGTTCTTGCGCGTTCCTTCTTCTGGCTGTCAGGCCGGGGTTACTAGGCCACCTCCGGCTGGGCACCAACAATCACCGCAAGCCTTTCGGGCCTGTCCGCTGTGCCAGGTACAGAACCGCGTTCTTAGCGGCCCTGGCAGGTAGCGTTAGCAGCGCAACCCTTCGCTCGCCATTTCCAGATGCCATGGCGCGGCGTCGAGCAGGCCAGTTCCAGAGCTGGCATGGGGCGGGGAATTTGTAGAGCGCGCTGTTTGCCGAAGCAGACCCCGCCGCGCTGATCTCAATTTGTTAAAGAGCGTGGGCTTTTCAGGCCCTGACGCGGTGCTGCTGCGTCGATGGGTGAAATTTAGCGCCATGCTAAATACTCGTCAACAGGTCTTGCTAAATTTTCTGCTAAATATTTAGCGCAAGGATAAAAACAGCCTGCAGCAGGTCTTACCCTGACGCAGCGAAATGAGCGCTGGTTGGCAGAAATACGACAGGAGGTAGTGATGGCAGGGGTGACTGTGAGAGGAGGCGTAGAGGCTAAGTGGCTGGACGGCGGCCTAAAAGGCGCAGCAGGAAGCTCGGCAGAGCTCGCTAGGCTTGCCGTTCAGGTTCTGGTTGAGGATCTGGGCACAGAAGGCGCGCGCGTGCTGCTACGCGACGAATTGGCGGCCTACCTGCCCGACTATCAGGGTGCTGTTATCGATAAGAGAAGCGCCAGGAAAGAGTGACCTGGCGCGGAATGCTCAGAACGAGCGGCCTCGTCGGTTGACGGGGCGGATGGTTGACCACCAGAAGACGAATCCGATAATCCGGATTGATGCTGCGACCTGCTCGGCCGTGTAGTGCTCGTCGGGGAACTCGACGTCATTCTCAGACCTGAGGCGCAATCCGCCGCCTGGAAGCCGGTAGAGATACTTCACTCGCAACATTCCGTCGTGGTCAATCGCGTAGATTTCGCCGTCATGGATCGACGTTGTGCCGCGGTCGATTCCGATCGTCGCGCCGTCGAAAATGACGCGCTCCATGCTGCGGCCTGTGACTTGCGCCGCTACTGCATTTGCTGGGTCGACTCCGCAAGTGCGCAGGGTCGCCCTAGAAAGCCTGATGCACCGGCCGGGAATCTCCATCACTGCCGCTGATCCGCTTCCTGCTGCGAGCTCAACCTCCTTAAACAGCGGTACTTCCACTTCCTCGTCCTCCACTGGCGTTTCACCGTCCCACGAGGAGATATCCCCAAGCAGGTCCAGCTCGCTATTCCGCGATATCGGCAGTGTATGGACATTGTTTAGCGGCGTGCGATTGCTTTCGTCGTGTAGCTGATCAAGCCAGCCATGCGGTAGGAGCTCCGCGACCTCGACTCTCCGTGCCATGTCGTCCCCTATGTTCCGCGTCGGCTTGTCGGACAGCATCTGACTTACATAGGAGGGAGACGTTCCCCAGAGCTCCGCGCAGACGCGCTTAGACCGCCCTTTCAGGAGAGATAGCAGATTTTGTCGGCGAATCGATGAGATGTCCATCCGCATAGGATTACAGCTTGGCGCTAACGATGAAATATGCACGTTGCTAAACTCCCTGTTGCACAAACTTTAGCGGCACGCTAAAT